GTTCTTTTTTAAGAGCTTGTTTGGATATACAACAAAGTACCGAGTAGAGTAATCTACTCGGTACTTTATTTTTTATTTTAGGCTTTTATCTCACAGAAGTTCAGGCATATAAATTCTTTTGCGTCTTTGATTTTACCCCACATCGCGCCGGGGCGTGAATATTTTTTGTCAATTTCCAATTCTGCCCCAGCTTCAACTGTTCTTACGATAGGGGAGTTATACGTGGGTCGAACACGTACATTTACATTTTCTTTAGTTACATATATTGTGCTTGTTTTTTCTGCCATACTATTAACCCCTTACACTCTCTTAAGATATTTGCCGGCACACATCCAGTTGCCGCTCTCGAGTTGACACCAGTTACCCTGACGAGCCACGACATAGAATATCTCGCCTCTTGAGAACTGCCCGACTCGGCGATACCTTACAGACGGTCCTTTTCTGACATATAACATTTTGCACGTCATTGTGTAGGCAGTGCCTCTGTGTGACGGTGCAGGTGAAGCAGCAGACGCATTGTTCACATATGTTCCCTTGGTGTTCTGCACACCGCAAAACTCGGCAGGATTGATACGGGTAACTGTGCCTTGGCCGGTGCGAACCTCGTAATGAGTATGTGCGCCATAGCTGTTGCCGGTATTACCCATTATGCCGACTACATCACCGGCAGATACCCTCTGGCCCTTACGCATAGAGATAGACGCAAGGTGCGCGTAAAAGTGCCGCTTGCCGGTTGAATCGGTTATAACAACAAGGTTGCCGTAGCTCTGTGTGCCTGTTTTGGTCTTGCCGTCCCAGACGGAAACCATTGATACGGTGCCGCCCTCTACCGCGTGGACGGTTTTATCATTGTCGCCGACAATGTCTATACCGCCGTGCCCCTTTTTGGTATTCACATTGTAGGTGTACGGCTGCGTTACTCTATTGCGCCCGGAGAAAAGCATTCCTGCCGCATATCCGCCCGTTTCTTCATTCTGTCTCACATCGTTTTCCGTACCATATGTAAGCGCTCTCTTCGAGTCCGACAATCCCTCAGTTGTCGGGTCAACGAGTATTCCGAGCGCAGACAAGAAGTTGACGACGAGCATTAGGATACCCGTCAATGTATCCTCGCTCACCTTAGGTACGACATCGAACATTCCGAGTATCTGATACACGGTTGCTAAGAGAAGTGTTGCCAACGATACAACGAATGTCTTGTTTTTGAACCTTTGCTTTAAATTGATTTTCATAATTTTAGTCTCCTTTGTGATATTTTTCCAAATCATCAATTCGATGATTTATGATCTTAATGTCGCGCTCGATTACGGGAATACGCTGCGCGAAGTTATTGTGAAGTCTTACCTCACGTGTAAGTTCTTCAATTTTGGTATCTGTCACAGCCTGATTACGTTCAAGCTGTGCAGTCATTCTGCGAGAGGTGCTTATTGATGTTATAATCACGCCTAAGAGGGCAAGTCCGCCCGATATAAGCGCGACAGCTACCGCATCACTCATTTGCTCCCTCACTTTCTTTTACTGCCGTTATCAAGCGATTTGCTTCATCCGGCGTAAGCCATTTCTTAGCACATCGTGCTAAATTATCTACCGATATTTTTCCGAGAATATACCGCTGCCAAAGAAAATCATACATTATTGTTGTCCTCCTCGATTATAGTGAGCATTATCTCTTGGATTGCTTGAGAATTAGCTTCTATTCGGTCTTCCACCGTCAGCGGGATGTGCTCTTCAATAGAAGTTAATTCCTCGTTGGTCTCAATGAGTTCACCATCTACGTATTTTTTCATACAATACACCTCTCTACTTGAAATACACTTGAATTTGGGTTCCTACCGGGAGTAATCTGGACGTGCCCCCCGTGGCACTCAGCGTTAACTTTTTAAAATGGTTTTCTTCTTCTGTTTTCCCGGGGAGCTTTATAACGCCATATCCGACTTTAGGAAATGCCCCGTAAGGAGAGGAGTTCTTGTTTAGCACCCCCCAAGTAGTACAGCACGCGAAGAGGGTGGACAGCTTAAGTCTAAATCCTCCTAAGAAATTAAGACCAGTATCGGGCTTTATAACTGTATTACTGCCGTCACCGCCGCAGGAGATGAAATAATTCTTGCTTCCTCCTGCACTTTCAAACTCTGCCTTAACATATGCCAAGGTCTGCGTGGGAGGGGGCACAACAAGCGTTACAAGAAGCTCGGTAGGATAAAGGCTTAAAGCACTTGTGGCAAAATTAAATTCTACGCTCGAGACCTCGGTTTCCAACGTCTGCTTAGACCACAATTTAAATTCTTTGAAATCGCTGGATTCTTCTATATTAGCAATTCGTAATTCGTGGTCGTATAACGTTTCAGTTGCAACTTTGTTTTGCACGGGGTTTTCTGATGTTTCGGACAGTTCGGTGTCAACGGTCATTTTAATGTCGCTGATTCGGGCTTTTTTCGTAGTACCGGACTGCACAATCGGAAAAGTTTCTTCTCCCGTTAATGGGGTAGCACTATTAGGGAGCTCCGAAATCTTAGCCATTTATATCGTCTCCTTTTAATTTTTCTATTTCTTTCTTTAAATTTGCGACTTCGTCCGACAGTTCCTGTACGGCTTTAGCGCAAAGTGAAATATAAGAGTATAAGTTTATAGACTTCCTGTCAGCACCTAAAATCTCGTTCGGTGCTTCGTCAGCCATAATACCCAACGGAATGTGAGTGTCATTACCTTTCATCGAGTAGGTATAAAAGTGTAACTGGTTAATCTTGGCAACAGCGCTTATCTCATCAATGGAACGTATATCTTTCTTTTTGTCTCGGTCTGACGTAGTTTGCCACGCCGCAGCCGTGCAAGTTCCGCCTATTATAAGGTTGTCCGAAATATAGCCGCCATCTGCGGTAATCTGCTTAGCGTTAATAATCGGAGCTTCATCTTCCCCAGCGCAAAACTGATGCCATATGCCCCACGTATACACCTTGCCGTCATAAGAAGCACTGCGCATAAACACGCGCCCTGTGTTCGTAATCTGTGGAAAATACGTTTGCACTAACCATTTTGTGTGACCTATTTCTTCGACTCGGATAATCCCTGCTGTATTATATTTAGTGCCATCATTAAGGCTCGGTAGGTTAGAGATACTGCCTGCAATAACGTTGTTCTCTATATGATAATAACCGGGCACGGTGAGTTCATCAGAATTTTCTCCGTATGTAAGAATAGTGGGCGCAGTCATTATGGGATTGCCTTTGGTTTTGCCATCTCCGAAAACAAACCCATTAGGGGCTTCAAACATGATTGGACGATATTTATCAGCGTCGGGATGAGCGTTGTAGCTCCCCGACGAATTATCCGTCGGGCTGTTAATGCCTATGTACCCAAGGTTCGTTACGCTTCCGTTTTCATCAAAACTCTCGAACGTTGCACCTAATACACTACCTCTTTGTCCGTTATCGCTAAATTGGATAGGGTTAAGAGACATCCTCAACGCTACGTCCTTTTTCCCTGTCTCTTCATCGGGTGTAGGGTTGTACTTTTCGATTGTCACGCCACCATTGTGTTGGAGTATCTGATTACCATCCGTATATAGTACATCTCGCTTACCGCTGTCAGTTACTTTGATTTTACCGTCGGATACATTAAGACCCTTACTGTCTATCAATACGCCGTTACGCGAGACCTCAGAGGGAGCACACGTCCAATTGTTAAGTGTTAACCCCTCCTCTAAAAGTATGCCGTCCAAATCGAAATAAGCTATACTATCGTCAGTAGAGGTAATACTGTCACAATGTGCGGCTATTAACAGATTACAGTAAGCCGTGCTATTCGGAGGGGTAATTGTCGTGTGTACTCTCTGCCACAAGGTGTTATTGCTATTCGTATAAGTCACGGGGTATAAAGACGTGCTCAGCACCTGCTTTTGCTCGTTTAGCCATTGCAGTTTAACAAGAATTTGTCCGGTAGCCGTGGCTGAGGACGATATAGTACCCGTTTTGTGAGTCTTGATACGATAATAAAACGATAGACAATGCGTAGTAACGTTTATCGGAAAAGGACTACGGGTTGAATATCCGAACGCGCTGTCACTCACAACACTTAACTCACTCTTTTTGCCTAAAAAGGTATCAATGTGGGCTTTGCCGTTGTCAAATCCGGCACCCTCGCGAGGTGCTTCCCCCGAATGTCCGTCTACTCCGGCGAACGGGACAGGGTCATAGTTATCACCTAATCCACACTTTGCAAAGTTCCAATATGCGTTATGCTCATAGTCAACAGCTTCTCCCGCATCATTAAAAGTAACATCGTAGTACAATGCGTTCGCTTCAAAGGACGAGTCTAATACAAGGTTAGTTCCGCGTTCCGGCTGACCTATAGACATCTTGTCTGTAGTAATACTCTCCGCTCTTATCCACTCAGCTTGAATACCTATAGTATCTAACAGAGAGAATAGAGCGTTACCGTACTTGTCTGTCCCGGAACCCCATACAGGCGAACCGTTGTTCCATCCACTATACGTTGTAAAAGAGCCTGCTGCGTTCCTCATGCAGATGTACTGTGACTCTTCAAGAGTTTTAGCGTCGTGCCAATAGTACGTTATTGCACCTGTATCGTCTGTCACTTCCGTGTGAAACAGGCCTAACGACATTGCGGCCGCGTTGTTGAGGTAATCCGTAGCTTTCTCCTGTGTAGAGAGGTCATAAGCGGTTTTATCTAACTGTTTCTGCTGTTTCTTGACTATTAGTTTCTGTTGAGACGTAAGGCTACCTTGGGCGGCGTAACCGCCACGTGCCTGTGTTTCCCCTTTGGCAGATATATCGGTAGCACCGTTCAGCGTATAATTAACATTAGTTAATATAGTAGTTACGCTCTTGCTCTCGCTGTAATCCTCGGTGGTTAGCTTAACTCCGTCCTCAGTCGTCAGAACCGCGTCAGACTCTGTGTCTATGGTGTCTCCGTCCGGTACTTTGGTTTGGAAAGCAACGACGTCCATAGGGTACAGATATGGAGCGGATTTTATCTTAACTGAAAAAGGACGATAGGTAAGACCTACTCGCTGTGACAGACCGCTTGCGACCGGCTCACCATTCGATATTAGACTGTTATCGGATATAGCAATGGCGTAATCATCCGTAAAAGGTGACGTTTTGTATATTTCGTTGTCGGTCACGTCAACTTCAATGCCCGACAGAGTTATATCGTTCTCTGCTACGTCACTACTGTAACGTATAGAGGGGGTTATAGTTATGTCGGATTGATTGTTGTACCACTCAAGCCTAAGCTTACCGTCCCAATCCATATAACCGCAAGTACCTGTAATCTCGCATATCCACTTTAAAATCTGTCGATATGTCAAGTTCTCATCAGTAGGCTTCTCTGTAACTATATAATCGGAGTTAAGTAGAGTGCTCGGAGTAGTAGCTAAAGATACCGCGCATTTGTTGCACAACCTAATGAGAAGCTCCGCTATGGTGGGAGCATTGTAGAATAGCTCCGCTAAATCTGCGTCAGATACGGTTCGGTCAAAACGAGCCATTCTGTCAAGGCTCGTTATAGATATAGTGTTCAAGGCTCGGGGAGGTGCGTCTACTATAAACACACCTAAAGGCACATAGTGCATATCCGCTGTGCTATCGTCCCAATCCTTAATTCCAATCTTGACAACAAGCTCCGCTCCCTCAAAGACTACATTGTCAAATCGACCGTCTTTGTTATCAAGTGCAATGTCGCACTCTGCCGAGACTACTGAGCCTATTTCAATTTTATCTCCTGTAACAGAGTACCTATCTACCGAAAATCCGCCATTCGTGATGTCGGAGGACGAGAGGGTTAAAGGTTCACCGCTGATTGGCTTTACTTGTATATCAACTACCTGTTTTTTCCCGCTGTTAAAAAGCTTAATGACTTCTTGCGAGACTTTATACATTCTCTCTCATCCCTTTCTTGCGATTAAATCAAAAGACACGTTCTGCCAAAGACCCATACGAGTGTTATATAGCGGCGCGGTACGGTCTCCGACGTAAAACACTTTAGTTATGTAGTCACCCTCCATTGCGTCCAGATAGCATACGGTAATGTATTCGGGGTTAAACATCTTAAGAATAGCGGAAACTTCTTGTGTCGATATGTTATTCCACGACAGCTCTATTCCTACGGTTTGTCCTATACGATTCTTGTGCATTACCGTATCTTCCGTTCGCCCTGCGTCGGAAGCTGACACATCGGCCAGCTTCCACTGATAAGAGGAGGGGCAACGACAAGTTTTTCCGTCTACACTTTTAATAGGGTTAAATTCCATACGTTGTACCTCCTTATCCTACAGGGACGGTAACTTTACCGTCTCGACGGTTCTTACGGTTCAGACCGTCAACAACGTCGCCTGCTGTAATAACAGCCCTTACGGTTTGGTCTTTCTCAAGTAAACGTCTGAGTAAGTTGTTCTGTTCACGAAGAAGCGCGTTCTGCTCGCTGTTAGCGTCAGAAACGCCTTGAGCGATACCGCTGACAATCTGTTCATTGTTTGCGACGGATGTCTTATTGCCTATTGTACCGACCATTTCCGGCCCGGCTTCACGAGCTATGAACATCTGACCGTTATCAACAAAACCACCTTTTGCATACGCTTTAAGGGAAAGACTGACATATCCGCTTGCAGATACATCAACGTTACCGTGGAGTGTTGGGAAAGACGCGCCCTTGAAGCCGCTTGATATACCTCTGGCGAACTCCCTGCCGTAATCTTTACCGAGAGACGAAGCATCACGTGACGAAACATTATCGCTCAAGAGGCGTCTCATCGTATTACTAAGAGAACTCATTTCGCCCTTAATACCGTCCACAAGACCTGTCACAAGCTTTTTACCGACCTCTTTAAGGTTCGCATACACGCCTTGTGCCAACTGTATGTTTGAATTTTGACCTGTTAACGCTTCAAGTCTTGAGAACAAGTTGTTATAAGCAGTAAGAAGAGCTATAGCTGTGGTTAATTCGGGATTAGCAAGCTGAAGCTTTTTGTTCAAATTAGATGCCTGCGTATACTGCTTGTCGGCGTTATCAGCAAACCTCTGTATAGGATCACCCGTGAATAAGTTGACAATGTTACCCACAACATTACTAAGTCCCGCTATGGCACTATCGGCAGCATAAGATGCAGCCATTGACGCAAACTGACCCATAAAGTCTTTAAAATTGCTCATATCGGTAGTAAGACTCGGCAATACGCTATTGACTCGCTCAAATGCAGGGTACAGTTCAACGCTTATTTGGTCTGCAACAACAACCAAACTGGCAATAAAATCAACAAATGCAGCAGCGAGTAACACCAACATAGCAGTACCGAGACCTACCGCGACGGGAAGCGCGCCTGCTGAGGCTACCGTTATTGCTCCGAGAGCTGCCGTTGCAACACCTACGGCCAACAATAAAAGAGTACCTCTCTCAAGAGCCGCGGTAACCGTTTCGCCGTTGTCAAGTACGGGCTGCCACACTATCCCTATTTGGTTGAGGCCATAACCTACCGCCCAAATAGCGGCGACAAATAACAAAACAGCGGCGTCGAGTTCCAAAAGAGCTAATAGTCCTACGCCTAAAGTAGCCACTCCTCCGAGCCCAGTATTTCCGAGAGCTGCTACTGCAACTCCTACCGCTAACAATAGAGCCGTGCCGAGCCCTAACGCAGTTAAGACTGTAGAACCGTTGTCAAGTACGGGCTGCCACGCCTCACCGACTTGCTGTAACATAAGCCCTAAGCCCCATATAGCACCGACAATTAGCCCTGCTGCTACTGCTACTTCGGCTATTACTACCAAACCCAAGCCGAGGTTCTTAACAAGGGTAGTCAGCTTAGAGGTCAACGCGGACGTTGAAGTGCTAACAGACTCGGTAGCAGATTTAACTTCATCAAGTTTCTCTGTTGTTTTAGTTAAGTCGGTTGCATCTTTCGCCTTATTGAACGCGCCAAGAGCGGTTGCTAAACCTGCTAACACATATACAGCGTTTGTTGCGAGAGAAACCTTATCTACGCCGCTCCAATCGCCGGACTTAATTGCCTCCCAATTCTCACTTAACTCTGAGATAATGCCGGTAAGACCTACGAGAGCACCACTTGCTCCTGCCAAAGCCATATTTTTAGTTGCGGCTCCTATAGCGATACCGACATCACCTAAGCCGCGTATAGCAGTACACGCGCTGTCAATGTCGTTTTCGGTATCTTCATCGGATAAACCTTTTACACCGTTAATAATTTCGGTTATACCTTGAATCGCTTTAAGCGGAGCGGCTATCTCAGTTTTACCGAGCACTATAAGCACATCACCTATGGAACCTGCAAACTCGCCGAGCACACCTGATACATTAGACCAGTTAGCCCCGTTATCCTCTATGTCCTTGATGTACTGTCTCAACTTATCCAAGTCAGAAAAGAAAGCTGCTGCTCCGAAAATTGACCAATTCAAGGAAAGACTTTTGACACCGCCTAAAGCTTTCTGGAGCCAACTGATACCGTCTATTAGTTTTTTGGATATTGCCATAGCAGCAAAACCGGCACTTATCGCCGTTACATAAGACAATATTTCCTTGAGCTTTTTCTTTTTGTCATCAAGGTCGGTACTGTCAAGACCTGATAAAAAGTCGTAGTCGTATTTCCCTAAATCAAGCCCGAAATCGGAGGCGTAACCGTTACCTGTTCCGGTTGTGCCTGCCGTGGGAGAAGATGCCGAATTATCGGTGAGAGCGTTAATCTCATCAATGCCTAATATGGTCTTTTTTAACTCTTTAGCCCTTTCGGTCGCTTTTCCTAAACTGTCAGAAACTTTATCAAAAGGTTTGGGGTCTATCGTTGTGTTTGAAACATCATCGAGCTCCGCTTTAGGTACGTCATACCCTTTAGCAGTAGCAAAAGCCTCCGCCACCTCTCTAATAATTTGAACAAGAGCCTGAAACCAAGGAATAACCTCAACGGCAACCAAACTCACAACTTGTCCCATTGCTCGTTTCGCCTGCGTCCACTGAGCGTTTAAGATCCTCAGTGCGTTAGCAGGGGTGGCTATGGTTCTTGCCATATCTCCTTGAGCTTTTGACGTTTGCTCCATAATCGTTATATATCTTAGCGTTGCCTTTTGAGCTTCGGTCATCTTTGACGTAGCGAGGTCTATGCCGTGAGCAAGAGCCGTTTCTTTTAACTGAGCAACAGATACGTTAATACCCCATACTTTAAGCCCCTTAATCTGTCCTGACATACCACTCTGGAGTTTCTGAAAGGCGGTCTCTGCATCGACATTCCAAAGAGACGATAAGTCGAACGCTAACTGTGTTAAATTTTTGCTCATCCTTTCGGAAGCATCGGAAGCAAGACCGTACCCGTCGGCTAATTGGTAAAACGCGCCTTGATATGTCATCCATTCCTTTACATCGATACCCATAATATCCGACACACTTTTTGCGTATTTTTCAGCGGCATCAGAGCAACCGTTCATAGCAACCCTGAAAAGGTTGAGCGCTTCGACGTAATCGTTATTCTCATTAAACCAACCGCCAAACACTTTTACTATTTTGCGAAAAGACGCTGTTGTACTATGCAACTTACCTTTAAGATTTGAGAAACTCGAACTTATTGTGTTTGTAGAGGTTGAGCAAGTCTTAGACACGCCTTGAAATTTTGAAAGAGTCTTCTGTAAATCGGTTAAACCGTTGGTGGCTGTTTTTGTGTCAGCCTCCACTTTAATAGTTAGAGTATCAATAACATTATCATTCACTGTTTTCAACCTCCCTTCTTTGAGCGTTTAAAGAAGCATTAAACATACTTGCAAAAGCGGCTGTTTTTGCTTTCATCTTTTCGTACTCTGCTTTTTCCTTTTCTACACGTCTACGCTCGGCTTCCTCTTTGGTTATTGCATACGGCTGTGTAGGGTAGGGGAGAGGCTTTGTACCTTTTTTTGCAAAAGCATTAAGTATGGGCGATACGTCACAAAAAGCTTCGTATATGTACATACCTTGTAGCCATAACTGCTCGTTGTTCCTATCTCTCTGTAGTTTAAAGGCTTCACGATAATATTTAACCAAGCAGCAATCTTCATTCCAGTACTGGTCATAGGTCATCCCTATTGACAGATAGAACGGTAAGTAAAGATAAAACTGCTCCGTATATGAAACAAGGGGAGCAGAGTCGTTTTCAGACTCGCCCCCCTTATTGGGAGACGGGCTACTTACCAGCTCGGCTCCCAGTTCAAGTTTCCCTCGGAGTCTTCCGTATCGCCTAACATAGCAATGATAGGCTCGTTGTACATTTCAGCGAGTTTATTGATAAGCTCGTCCTTGTTTGTCAACTTCGTGAATATCTCATTGATGACTTCGGGTTTTACGAATTTGTGGTGCGCGAGAAACGCTCCCGCGAACAATGCAGGAAGAGTGGTTACGGGTTTATCCTGAATATCAGATATTTTGAAACCTCTCCTCTCCATCAGCTCAATGGATTTGCGAGTATATTCCAACGTATACTCCTTGTCGTTGTATTTAATACATAACTGTTTTGCCATTGTGTCTCCTCCTCACATCAACCTGCTGCGTTAGGACTTATTACAGTTGACGGAGCTATAGAAACCGTCATACTTACGACTTCGTTAGTACCGCCACCGGTGATATATACAGACAAATCACCTTTGAAATCGTACTTACCGTCTGAGCCGGTGGGGGTGGCTTTGCCTGCCGTTTCTGTTCCGCCAAACCACACGGAGTAGTCAGTCTCAATACCGCTCAACTTAGAGAGTTTGTCGTAATCTTCCTTAGTGTAATTAGCGGTAAATTCAAGCGCATCCTGCGACTGAATACCCTTAATGTATGTCTGTGCAGGGTCGGAACAGGTCGTTGTTTCGAGCATTTCCGGAGCACCGCCGAGGTCGGGGAACTCTTTAATATCAATAAGTTTTTCGTATGTATCTCCGGTAGTTCCTTTCTTCATAAGGAAAACCTTATACGTTGAGATAGCCATTTATTTTACCTCCTGTAAATTATGTCAGTCCTTGACACCACCGCGGTGTATCGTGCAAAAATACGGTATTTGGTGGCGTCGTCTAAATTGATTGGGGTTTTCGTATTTCGGGTAAACCCTAACCCGAGCATTACTTTATCTACAGCGGCTATAATAGCTTTGCACTCGCTTTTTCTTCTCGCCGCTTTATTGGAATAAGCGTTAACTTCAAACACTACAACAGCGTGGTTTTCATTGCTGTCTGTATCTCTTGTAGAAACATACGAATAGTTGTCTGTCTCTTCAATACACACAAACGGAAATTTAGAGGGGCTGTAATTTGTAACACTTTCCACAGAGATGTTCGGAAACTGTTCTGTCAACGCGGTTTTAACATTTGTGAAAACTTCATTCTCGATGTCTATCACTTTCCGAACACCTCCCGTGCTTTGTTTACAATTTGATTACGCATTTCTTTAGCGGAGTCGTACATTGCACGAGCAGGGGGATTGCCGTGAGTAAGAACTAACGTCCCTTTGTCTGTGTCTTTCCTCTCACGCCCGTTTGTGCCGGGAGAGCCATAATATCCCCACGTATCGCTGGAGCCTTTACCTTGCCCGTATTCTCCTCTGACAGCGCCGAGCTCGGCAGCTTTCGGGTGCTGCTCTGCGTAATGTACGCCCGTACCAAACTCTATAAAAGTAATGGTTTTGCCGGTCGCCGTCAGAAACAGCTTGTTATCTCCGACCCACTCAGGCTGGCGATTAACAACCACATCGTTATCACCGTCGTACTGTGCTGTTTGGAATTTGACGCTCGCAACGTCAACGCCTATCTTGAAAAGCTCGTTTAAAAGGCGATGTTGCTTTTCTTCGAGAGATTTTTGATAGGCTTTTAGCTTGTTTATTAAACTGTCAGCCCCTATTACCTTAATAACCATTACGACACGTCCACCTTGCTAATAGCTATAGACATACTGTTTAAAGAAGTAGCTACTTTTTTAACGATGTAATCGTAATTTCCGGGAGTTTTAGCGTCTTCTGTTAACAGCACTTTACCGTTCTCGCTGTCTATTAGCTTGTCTCTTTCGGTTTTGAGTGCTCTATTCTCAAAATCGGGTAAAACATCAACCCATAAGATGGAATTTTCATTGATAGGTAATCGCTTTGTTGTAACAATGACACGGTCATACGTTATAGATGTGCCAAATTGTTCGATCTGTGTTTCACCCTGCGCGGCGGAAATGTTCGCTTTGGCGCGTAGCGGAGGGGTATATATGATTTCATATTCTCCCGTCTCATATCCGCTGTCGTCCACCACCGGCTTTTTACCTGCGTAATTGGAATAGTAAAATGTCCGTTTGTTTCTTTGAAGTGATTTCATACGCCATCACCGCCGAAACTAAAAGGCTTTGCGACAGGCATAACACCGTCTAACATACTGCTCGGTACGCTCGCACTTTCATATGATCGAGAGATACCGTTTTCGCTATGAGCTGTCTCGCCCTCTGCACCACGTTTGTTAATGAGATAACACGCTATTTCCACTTGTAATGCCTGATATTTCTCGGGCACTTCTGTTTTATCGGTATGAAACGGATAGCGTTTCTCCATAATTTTGCGCCCGGCTAAATACAGATAGGCAGACAAAGTCTCGTCAGACACATCCTCTTCGTCTGTATCTATCATTGCTTTTAACAGCGAGAGTTTCTGTTCTTCGGTCATTTGTCTGCCTCCTTTGATTATTAACCGCCAACAGCGGAAGTAGTGGTGTTAATAGAACCACCGGCAACATAAACGCTACGGCTGTATTTCGGTGCCTCAAACGTGGTAGAAATACCCGTAAATTTACCGTGATACCACTCCGGGCCGTGGTCAAGACCCATCTGACCGAATATCTGATATTTCTCACCTGCACCAACCTTTGAGAGAGGTTCAAGGAAGAAATTGCCCTTATCCGGAACAGGCTGTCCGACAGGTGCTATTACATCAAGGTCAAGAAGAAGAGCAGTACCTGCCGGTAAACACTCACCGAGGTAGAGATACACAACGCCGATGGGTGTTAAAACGCTTGAAAGAGATATACCGTTAACTTCACGCGCCGCAGGAACGACAGTAAGTCCGTTCTGTACCGCGTCAGCGTTAATCTGGAACATCGTTACAGCGTCACACCAGAGACAAAGTCCGGTAGTAGGAGCATTGCTCTCGTATACTTTCTTAACCATATCAGCAACATCCCACAGACCGAGTGGCTTTTTGGCCATTGCCTTAACGTTAGTGGTTATAGCGGTAACGAGACCTCTTGTCTTATTAAATGTCGCGTCGGATGTGGCCTTGCTGTATGCACCGTTGACGAATGTATACTCAAGGTCGCGTGCTATTTTCTGCATCTTTGCAGCTACCTGAAAGTCAAGCTCGTTAATGGGGTTTGCAACCTGATTAGCGATGTTAGCACCTGCAAGAGTTCCCATATTGGACTGCTTAGCGTAAGATATGCCTACCGTCTCCTGAAAAATCTGTGTGACGTTAGTCATCTGTGTACGTGTTACGACGCTTGCATCGGGAGCAGTAAGCGACGCGGTTTCGCTTATTTCCGGCTGTGTGCCGCCCGCAGTTTCGTAGTTCTGACCTACAACAAACTCGGTGCTGTTGGTAGTTTTCATCTTTCCGCCGATAAGCGATGACAAAGGTGTTCTTGTATTACCTTTGTTGAATAACATTCCGGAGTAATTCAACACCCCGAAACTTGTAGCAATAGTGTCTGCCATTTTTAACGTTCTCCTTTAATTAGTTTTTTCTTGTTCCCGGAGACGCATATAATAAGCAACCGCCCCGAAATCCCCACGAGACTGAGCATCTTCAATCATTGCGGTGTAATCCTTTTTCTGTTCTCCGCTCTGTCCGGGAGGGGGTGTAGGGGTTTCTTTCATTAGCGAAGCTTTATATGCTTTATCGTGCGTTTCAAGGAACTTTTTTTGATTTGCAAAAACCTTGTCAGTCTCACCGTTGGCGAGAGCCTGAGCGGTCTCCTTAGCTAACGCTTCTTCATACCCTAAAGCGAGGAAGCGGGCGGTATGCCCTGTCACAAGCTTTTCTTTCTCCATTTCCTCCACTTTCGAGCGCAACGTTGTTAATTCGTCCTCTCGTTCCTGTTTGCTTCTTTCATCGTCTGAGAGCTGAGTCTGATACTTTTTCTTCCAGCTTGCAGCTTCTGAATTGGCTTTGCTGACAGCATTCTTGTATCTCTCGAGCTCTGAATTGCTATCAGGAAGCTCATAGTTTTCCAAGGCTGACAACTTTTGTTCCACAGTCATACTCTCGTAGCCTTCAATGTTTCCTGTTTCGATTTTTGGCATTTTAATCCTCCTGCGTTTTTGTAATGCTTCACTGCATTTCTAAATTCCGTTTTTGAGTTGGGTTTTCTCCCAATTGCGTTTTTACAAGTTCCCTCTTGTGAAATAAAAAAAGGACTATGAGAATATCTCATAGTCCCTGTTGACTGTTCCTACGCAACCGTTTATGCGTATCTACAATATTGACTTGTGTTTGGCTTTACGTTGTATCTCCACGATGACAATGTAACCTTTTTCTTTTTTTAACTCTACAGTATTACCTTTTTTTAATATTTTTTCAATTTCTTCGGTAGCTTTCTGGGGTAACTCCATATCAAACCTCCTCGTACTCACAACGACAATTTAAATGCGGTTTAGGGGGCACTTGCTCAATATCATAAATATGCCCATTGCGATGTTTACAAATGGTACAAGTCTTATTGTCCTTTTCGGCTTTCCATCTGACTGCGTCTATACCCATATCTCGATAAGCCGTCAAAACCACCTGATCCGTAACTCTAACAGCATACGCCGTCAGCATAAAAGACAAATAACGTAAAGCAGCGTCTATTTCCTCATTCTTTTTAGGGCTGGCTATCAGAGCCTCAGCTAATCGGTCTCTTTTTCTCTCAAATTCATTAGCATAAACATATTTACTTACTTCGTCATATTCAAGAAGAAAACTCTCAAGCCACGCGTAGTTATACGGGCAGGTTCTTTTGGTTACCTTTTTGTACACCGCCTGCATTAGTTGTAAAAACATCTGTCTTACATAAAGGTCTATCTTAGAATAAACAGCTTTAGTAGCAGACATCACATTTAACTCATCATAAGAGAGCAAGCTTTTAAGCTTTGAGAAATCGCGTATCAACTCTTTCCGAATGTTTTCGATAACTATATCGGTCAGTTCGTACATACTTCATACCTCGCGTTAAGTGGCTGATGTATCGTCGGGCGATTGATTGCTCTGCTCAGTAACAGCAGCAGACTTAGCCTTTGCCGTTTCATACTCCACAGCTTTTTCAAGCTCTTGTAATTGTTTAGCTTTGTTTGCCTCGGCGTACTCGGCACTTATCGTGTATGCAAGGTCGGGGTCAATAAACATACCGCTATGCTCAAAAGCCAATTTCGGGTGAATCTTATCATTGGCAAGCATAGTAGTTAATACCTGCGACTTCTCCTGTATGTTCTCATAATTACGCCTTGTAAATCGTATTTGAATGGAATACAATTTCAAATTCATATCACGAGTGGTGTTTGATATACGAATAGCGAGGCGCAAGAACCGCTTTTCGGACATCGTGAACATCAGCTCTGTATCTTTAGCTCTTGCTTCGGCAGCCTGCCAACCGTCGCGCATTATAACCGCTGAGCCGGTATCGCTTGTTGAGCTGCCACCGTTGCGATTAGGCATACCACATATTGTAAGTACGGTTTGGTACATATAATCTACAAGAGTCTGTGTCTGCGTTTGGTTAAGCTCTTGTGTAAGATAATAAGCGTCACCATCAGGAGGGCAGGCGAGCCCGCCGTTCTCGCGCAGCTCTTTAAACTCAGGAGCCTCAAGGTCAATACCTTTTAACACCAGTAACGCCTGTATAAACTGTTCAACACCGTCAATACGGTTTGAAGCTATAACATTCATTGCGTCCAGTAGGGGAAGTACAATTTCAAAAGCGCCGAGTCTAAAAGAATTAGCAGGGTATTCTATAATCGGAATATCACCGAGAGTGTGATTCTCCGCCCTCGTTATCGTTTTATAATTATTACTGCTGTTCTGACTGAATACTCCGGGCTGTGATACCTCGAAATACTGATTTTTGGTATAAATCGAAAATACAATGCTTCCGTTTTTCTTGATAACATACTTAACACCCATCATCGGCTTGTTACCTAAACCGCTGTGATATACAACAAAAGCATTGCGTGGGTCGAGCGTATAAATTTCAAAGGGTGATTCGTCCGCTTCGTCTTTGGGGTCAGGCAAAATCATACGGTAAGATGTCCCGCATATTGTAAACCAGTCCGCGAGCTCTTTATCCTTAGCCGCCTTGTCTTCTGCAAAAACAAAGTCATTCAGAGTGTTAAGCTCATCGGCGTTTACTCGTCCACGGCCTACATACTGAACGGGTTCTCCCATAAGATAACCCACTTTAAAAGACACAATCTCATTTGCTCTGTTTTCTACTATACGGTTACATATCTCCGGACGAACATCTTTCTGTCTCTTGAGGATAGGCTGGTCGCCACGATAATACTTATACAGATAATCTATTTCGGAGCGGTTTACAGAATGAATGAGCATAGCGTCATTCAGAACCTCCAAAACATTATCTTGCGTTATTTCGTCTTCGTCTGTATATATGACTTTTCGACCAAGTAAAGTATCCGTTTCGTGCACCACCTTATACCTCTTTGTGTAAATTATACATTAAATTTTTAAAATTTCAGGAAATATTACAAAATATTACGCCAAGGCTAAAACAGGCGCTTAAACACTTGTGTGCGCATCGTAGAACCTCGTACCATATCCATAGCCATAGCAAGACTTTCAGGCGCGTCATCGTTCTTGTTTTTTGCGAACATTTTGTAAGAGAAAACGTTCTGCATAAACAAACTGTACGCCTTACTGCGTTTGCCGGACTCTCTAAAAATCATATTCTCACGTATATCGGGAGCTTTATCAAATATACGTTGGTACTTAGCCTTATCGGACGGAGCGGCTTTAGTCGTAAGGTTTATTCTGCGGTTTTGCTTTTTAAGCTCATCTTGCACACCGTCCTTATAAGCCTCGGTAGATTTGTTCGCCTCAATCTGCATCGCCACTACGTTGTATTTGATAACAGCCTGCGCCAGCAATGGCTGTGTTATTCTCTTATCTCCGCTATCATAGACAACATCGTGTACATAAATGTCGTCCCCATATTGAAAGCACACGGGAGAAGCTACAAAGTCACCGCCACCGAAAGCAGGGTCTACGGCCATAAACACCCTGTCGGGTTCTTCGTCAGGTAAAACACCGTTGTAGTAACGAAATTCTCCCGGTGAAAATAACGCGCCGTCTCGCTCTATAGGCTCTCCCATATACTGAGCCTGCCACGATGCCATATCGTTATTACGCTCGAATGAAGCGCGACGCATACGATAATACTCAGTAGAGAAACCTACGGAATAATCATAGTCGAACTGACTCTCATCATCTTTGTCAAGAGCCGAGAGGTTGATTATCTCATAACGACGATTCTTAAACTGTTTATCGTTCTCTAAAAGTTCCATTCGCACCCCGGCAGGGTCAACCATAGACCACCGTGTACCGCACCAAAGTATTTTGGCTTTCTCTTTCGCACGGGGCAGGAGGTTATTATCTACCTTGCTCCACGCTGAAACAAGTCTGTCCTTGTTGAGAGCTTCTTCAATGCCGCCGATAAGGTCATCGGAAATTTCAAATCCGTTACAGTCACAAGCACCGTTCAATGTTCCGTATAACGACCGGCAAGTCAGAGAGGGGTACCGTTTTCTTCGGTCTATGTTAATTGTCTCGTCCTGCGAATTGGTCTGAACGACCTTAGCATTCGGAAAAACGTCGTGCCACAGATAGGTTACAGGGTCATTTATGATTTCCAAAACGCCGTTGTAGAATGCTTTGGTAATGGTATCGGAATACGCCGAATACAGGTTAGATGCTTCGCTATTTCTGCCGATAAGCCAAGTAACGAAGAACATCAAAATGGTTGTCTTGCCGACACGAGGGGGCATAGATATAAATAATTCGTCCAGCTCGTCATTGGTAAGTTTCTGCAAAGCATCGACTACCCGTTTGAGAACTCTGCGCCGTGGCTGATAAAACCGTTCCTTCGGTTTACGATTTATTTCAAGATAGAGAAGATAAGAGTCAAAAAAGTGTGGTGCATCAAAGAGCAATGTCTTTTTGTACAGTTCAAAGAAACCCTCAACATTTTTTCTGTACTTTATTGCTATCGAGATTCTCTTCCTCAATGCCTCATTGGTTGAATGTGCAAGTGCAAAATCCTCCTGCTCAATGTTTCGGCAAAGTGAGAACAAATCCTCATAGGCGGTGACGTCCGTAGGTGCCTTTTTTATTTTCTGAAAAATTTTTGCAATCAGTAACTTATTCATAATTATTCATCACACCCTAACTACATAAACCTTTAAGAGCGGCATCTTCTTGATACGAGACACCCGTATGCACACTGTACGTTGTTCCTAAAATACTTACTTTTTGCATTATTGCCTCCAAAAAATAAAGGGACTACCTCAAATGAGATAGTCCCTGTTGACTGTTTACGCACGCCCGTTTGTGTACGCCTTATTCAATTAGCTACATTTAACGAACTTACAATTGTTCAATATGAGATCTCCATAGCTACCGCCATCAACCTCGCCGATCACGGTGATTTTGTCACCCTCGTTAAACATTTTTTTCAATTCAGCTGCTTTTATATTGTCTTTTATGTTAGGGGCAGTTAGCTTACACTTTGCCAAATACTCACCTGTCACTTCGCTTTTTATCACTAAACCGGAATAAGGACCTTCCAAGTCATCGCTACTGTACCCGACAACACACGTAAAGCTAACAATTTTTCCCTCATATTTTCTACCCTGAGAGGACGCTGTAGAATGGGAAGTAAGCTCTGACACGTCCCCGAAAGCGTAATCTATATCACCTTGTTCTATGCGAGAAGCAATCTCTTGCCTGTGATCTTTAACCGACTTTTCCTGTGGAATAGTAAGTATCGGTATAACGACGAATACGCCGACAAACGCCAAAATAGTACCTATTATTTTATAATACCAACCATCGAAAATAAAATAAACAGGTCTACTCATTGCTATACCTCCTTTGTGAGAATGGGTTCATGAACGCCTTTAACCCTATTATACCAAGTACTTTTACTTATGCCAAGTGCATTACACGCATCTATTACAGAAATATGACCCTCTTTTTGTTTTTGCAAATACATTTCAAAATTGGGTACTTCAATAACTTTTCTTCCGTCCGTTCTTTTACCGTGAGCCTTTGCTACCGCCTTGCCAGTCGCAAGTCGTTCAATAATTTGATCGTGTTCAAATTCAGCAAAAGCAAGAAGCATTGTTACCATTAGTCTGCCCATAGGTGTATCATCAGCACGCCCCATATTCAGAATTTCGATTATTATACCCTTTTCGTGTAACTGCTTAATTAAAGCAACTCCTTCAGTAGCACTACGAGAGAATCTATCCAATTTGGTAACCATTAGTGTATCGCCTTTTTGTATTTTGCTGATTATTTTTGCAAGCTCAGGACGGTCAGTCGTTATTCCTGTGTATGCTTCTGAATAAATCTCCGAGCACCCTCGGTCAGCTAAGGCTTTATGTTGAGCCTCAAGACTATTGCCGTCTCTCGCTTGACCTATTGAACTAACTCGTGCATAACCGTAAATCAATCTATTCACCTCTCGTTAGGAACAATACGATAACCGATTTTATTATACCACTTTTGATATTCGTCTAAGTATCTATGAAATCTCGGCATATCGTCTTTCCAAATAGATTTAAGTTTTGTTCGAAATTCCCTACAAGAAAGTTCGCTCTGCTGCAAGAACAATAATCTTGTATCTTCATCTCGACTCTCTCTTGCTTCTTTTAAAAGCAATGATTTAATTGCAGTCTTATCTATCTTACCCAAGAAGTCCTTATTACGTCTCTGCTTTTCGGTAATTATATTGACAAGTTCATCGTCCGAGATAAGAGAATAATAACCTTGTTTGCGGATAGAAGGTAACACTTCGTGAGTTACCCAACGGCGAAACGATTTTGCCTTATTAGAACGAGAACGAATGATAACTGTATATAACCCGGATTCGGTTATAAACCAAGTATCGCCCTCCAACCTGCGTAAGTTGAATTTACGCACCTCGTCATCGTCAAGGCTTTTTGCAACCATTCTTGGATTTGATAAATCAAAGATTTTGCACACATCAATCAGAGCAAACCAAATTGTAACCCCGTCCGTGATTGTTCTTACGGGTGCGGTCTCGTATTTAAACGCAAGTTGCAATTCGTTCATTTTATATCCTCCTTGATAATATTGGGTAGTTGAGGTAGTCAATATCGGCTTTTCTCCAAGACTCTTGTTATATACGCGCATATATAAGAGAAGTTATATGGAAAACCTGAAATAAACTACCTAAACTACCCTTATTCAACTTCGTAACCGCCCTTCGGCGTTGAAGTTTCCCTCGGGACGAGCATTATCTTGTAGTCAAGAACTCGTAACATTTCAGAAAGCTTAACAATACTGATATTGCTTTGCCCTAAACGTTCGCTAATAACGTTTGGCTTGCGATTTAGCCGGTCTGCCATTTTGTTTACTCCAATGTTTTGTTCTTTCATAATTTCACGGACTGCTTCAACTGTTTTCATAAGCAACCTCCTTTATGGGTAGCATAACACAGATATTTCTGCTTGTCAAGATATATCTGAAATATTTTTGCCTTTTTATTTTCTCTCGGTGGAAAAACCACTCACCCACGCCCGCTCCGCCCTCTATAATCCCCCACGGGTACTAAATGCGCCTAACGTGGCCTATATGCTGTATTAGGAACGTGCAAAAACTCAAGAGAAAATAAACACAAAAAATAAATCAGAAATAACAGAATTATTTTTGTAAAACCTCTTGACAATTCAGTAATAACTGATATAATATAAACATAATCAGTAATAACTGAATAAGAAAGGGCGCACCGCATAGCCAGCCAAAGCAAAAGCGGAACGCCCACAACAACACACCCACGCCGGGTGGCTGTGCCTCCATTGTAGCACAACCCCGGCACAAATACAAGGAGGAATAAACAACATGAAAATTTATGATTTAATCCCTGCGGACGGTAAAAAGAGTTTTTATGGCAAAGCTAAAGTTTTTATTGGTGACGATGGCACAGAAACGCTGTACAGTTACGACACGCCAATTATTAAAAGGACGGCAGCCGGGGAGCTTGTGAGAATGTGGGACGGCTGGAGCGCAACAACGGGGCGACACATCACCGCATTTTGTGGAATGCACAAAGCCGAATACATAAAACTACCCGTGATGGGTCGATATAAGGAGGATAAAATAAAATGAAAAGGACATTTGATTTCGGCTGTATTGATTTTGAAAACAGAGGAAAAGCAAAAAACCGTGTAACGGTTGAAATGGAATATAAACAGGACGGAGACAAGAAAGTGTTTTCTGTTTCCGCTGATGTTTGGAACACTCGACACAGTGACATTGTGTGCGGCGGTCAATGTTTGGACACAATCGCCCCATATATGGAAAGCCCTGTTTTTTCCGAAATATTGAGATTGTGGAAAGCGTACCATTTGAACGACATGCACCCAGAGTGTGAACATCAACACGCGGCCGGATGGGATAAATTAGCAAATAAAAAAGTTAATCTATACCATTGGCGCATGACACAGGACGCAATAAAAGAACAGAGAGCCGCTGAAAAAGCCGCTGTTATTGCGCTAAAGCGTGGCGAAATATTCAAGCCGACAATCAAACAAAGATTTTTTGCTAATCTTAAATATTCATTAACCACTTACACAGAAACACTCCCGGCGGATATTGCGAAATATTACGAACCGAAAAAGCCGCTTTATATCGGAGATAGTGGGCACACGGAGGTAAAGGCCTTAGGCTGGTTGAAAGAAAGCGAACATCCGGACGGGTTACTTTCTAAAGCTTGCCCGGTATGCGGCTATAAATACGGTACAAGTTGGGTATATTTCCCGATTCCGGCAAAAGATGAAAAAATCATCTATCAATTATTAGAAACGGGGACATTATAAAATGAGGAAGTACACGCTTAAAGAATTAAAAAACCTTGTCCGCTGCGGTATGGCGCACGATTTGACGAACGCGCCCGCCGCCGAAGTTAAAGAACAATGGAAACATTGCGAAAAGATCGGCTACAGCTCCGGCATATACGGCATTAACGGCGGGTTAATTCAGAACACGGAAACGGGCGAATATTATGCAATCACCGCCCGAAATTCAAGCCTATTTTTTATATTTTGAAAAAGGAGGCGCGCAAATGATTTTAATTTTGTTTTTAATTTTACCGTTCGCCATCGTGGCAAGCGCGGCGGGGTTGAAGCTGTAAGGCTTGACCCCGCAAATTCAATATGATATACTCGGGATACACGAATACAGAAAAGGAGCAACAAGCAATGAAAAATATAACTGCCACAATTACAACATCTTATGACATCAAAAATCCGGATCAGGCGCCGCAAATAGAGGAACTTGGGTATAATCCCGAAATGGCTAAAAGCTACGCCTTGCAGGCGCTCAAGTATGAATGCTTTTCCGACTTTACAAGCCCTTGGGCTTGCGAAGCGGGACACGCTGCGGAATGCTTCAAAGCTGAGGGCGTAGAGCTGGAAAAAGGGGAGGACGAAAACGACATTGCGGAAAAATTGGGCTGGGAATATGCCGTAATACTTAAATACAAAGAAAAAAAATACGCGTTCGCCCCGGATTTTGACGAGTGGCGCGAGGGCGTGAAAATAACATCAGACGAAATAAAAAAAGCCGGAAAATTTCCCGACTAATAACAAGACAATAAAAAAGAACCTCCGGAGCACGTTCCCGGGGTTCTTTTTTTTGCTGCTTTTTTTTGTTAGCGTCCTATGTAACGCTCTACAATCAATTTTTATTTGTCGGCAATGTAGTTTCATTATATAGGGCGTAAAAGCGCGTTAGAGAGCCACAGGGAGGACAAGAGGGCACAACAAACAAAACGTCAACAACCCATAAATAACAAAAGGGTAGAAAGACGAGCACAAAAAAGGAAAACCGCCACCTAAAAAGGTAGCGGTCAAATTTTTGCTTCGGTCAAATTTTTGCTTCGGTCAAATTTTTCAATCTTCAACCACGCTGTCTATATATTGCTCTTCGAGCTCCTTTGTGTCCTTTGTGTCGCCGAGCGGATTATTGGGAGTTAATACAACTTCCTGTTTGTCGGCATAACCAAAATTATTCTTCATCAGGAAAATGCCGGACACAGGGTTAATCTTGCCGTTCTGCATATAATCAACCATTTGGAGATCGAGAATTTTCATCGCTTTTTTTAGCGTGTCCGCCACCGCGGGATTTTTACCTTTTCGCCCCTCTCTGATTTCCCACAGATACCGTCTATCAATATCCATAGCAAGAGCCAATCCTGCAACACTTGGTTTCATATCGTCATCAGCGCATATTGTGAAGTAGTCCTTTATCCTTTGTGTCACTTCCTCAACACTCGTCAAGTTCAGTTTCGGCAACTCAGCCAAGCGAAGCGAATGCAGAATGTATTTCCGATTGTCTCCCGGCTCAGTATGAACGGTCTGCTTTTCTGACAAGTCGGGACGTTTCCGTTTTGTGACCTGTTTACCAACTTCCGTTAATTCTTTATTATTCATAAAAATACTCCTTTCGTTTATCGGGTAGTTAAGGTAGTTTATTTTCGCTATTTTCCATAAACCTCCTTATATACACGCGTATATAGAGGACTTTATAGCAAAACCCTAAAATGGACTACCTTAACTACCCATATTGAGAGATACACCGTCAAAAACAGCGTATCCGTGTGACATTCTTTTACCATTATGCCATTCGGGATGCGTTTCCAAGTTTGCATTAAACTTTTTCGCACTCATTACAAAGTACCCGTTACTCCTGCACCATATCTTATAAGCGTCATAAAGAGCCTTTGCCTTTGTACCGCCGTCCTCAACCTTTGTGCATTTTTCTTCAAGGAATTGCAACACAAGGTCGTTGTCTTTCTCATACTGTTTAATTACTCTTTTCATACTTTCACACATTTTCAACCCGAAACGCTTATAGCGAAAGTAGCCGATGAGCAACCAAGTAAAAATGCCTATCATTGCTTCGGGCGTACGGAACGTTTCTTTCAGGTTTTCGTCTCTTTCTTCCTCTGAAAAATGCCGATTGAACTCAATCACTCTGACACGGTCAGAAGCAAACAGGGATTTATCCTGCACAGACGGGAGGTCATTACAGGAAAGCCACATTGTGAATTGTGGGAGGAATGTTATTTGTGATTCATACAAATTACGAGCTGAAATTTCCTCGCCACCCGTTAGCTGCTTTATAGTTTCCTCGTCCAATCTGCCGTACTGGTTGCTCTCGGACATTGTAACAAAGCGTTTGCCTTTTAGTCCGGCAATCGTGGGTGAAGCAGCCTCGGCGTTTTTTGCACGGTCGCTTTTACAAATAATGGATACCGGACTGACGGCGGCATAATCACCAAGCAAATGATGAACTGTACCGAGCAAAGTTGATTTTCCGTTACGGGTAGTTTTGCCATGTAGGATAAACATACACTCTTCTTTGGAAGTGCCGAGCATTGAATAACCTAACGCTCTTTGTAGGTAGTCGGCTTTCTCTTTGTCGTTGCTCGTTACCTCGTCAATAAAATGCTCCCAACGGTCACACCGTACATCTTCCTGCATTGTATACTCAAAGTTTGTTTGCATTGTGAGGAAGTCCCGCCAATCGTGTTCACGAAAGCACATATTTTCGAGGTCATAAGTACCGTTAAGACAGTTGATAAGATTAGGGTTTGCATCAAATTCCGCTGCCTTTACGGGGTATACGCTTGCAGCATCTTTCATAAGCCTGTCACGGAAACGTCGGTCTCCCATTTTATTGATAAAAGTAAAATAAGACTTCCGCTTGTCCTCGTCCGTAATTTCTCCGCAGTAAAGCACCATTAGGCGGCTGAACTCCTTAATCTTCTCAGCCACGAGCAGAGAGCCAACATCTTTTTTCCATACACCACTATCATAGGTGTACCACGACTTCGCTTCCGGGCAATAACGGGTATCATTCTTATAGCACTCCGAGAAGAGTTCTGCCATACCGCTTTCGTCCCAAGAGTAACCCGTGTTATCGGGTTGATAGGACTCCGGCTGAATGCGTTTTATGTAAAACATCTTATCGGAGAGTTCTTCTGACATAATATACCGTCCGTTGCTCAACTGAAATAACTCTTTGTCCTCGCATCCGACTTCATTGCTCATATTATCACTCCTTTTTGTTTCAAATTCAGTACCGTCATTAGCAATGTAAAGTGTTTTCTTTATCATGACTTTTTACCCATTTATGGTACCTCCGGTAATCAATTCCGAATACGGCAAACTCAGAATCCATTCAATAAAACCAAAAGACCATTCATCCAACTTATGATTTTTGCGAGATTTATAAATATTAGCTATGACTTCATAATTCAACATGACTGTTCGGCGTTGATTATAAGAGCTCGGCAGAAGTTGAATCATTTGCCACCAATATTTTTTGTCTTGAGTTTCAAGATAAAGTTTACGAAACGTATTTAGGTTATTTACAGTAGCTTCCATCATACTTTTTGCTGAATAAACACGGCATGGGATAGCTTCGTCAGAAATAAGATGTTCGCAACTAAAATCTTCAAGCGTAAATTCCTTATCTGCGATTTTGTGCATGGTACTACAAGAGTTTGCAACTGTACCAACCTTATATGTGTCAAATTCTTTCCACCAATATAAAGGTGCAGTAATATCCACATATACAGTAATCATCCGCATAAACTTACGATGGTCTGTACCAGCATTTCGAAGAGCCGTCATGAGCTTCTGGTCATTAGGACCGATTGCTAATTCTAAATAATTATCAGTGTCTTCGTCTACAAAAATATAATTATTTCTGGGCCAATCAGGGCTCCAGCCACTATCACTCTTCTCCCAAGAGTTCATAGGATTGCGCATGCCTCTGATAGCAGACACCCAACCAACGACTTCTGTATTTTCAAATTTAATCATTAGCTTTTTTCTCCTTTATTCCTCAATTCTCATTCCGCATTGCTTTGTGTGATTGCTTTATATTCGCCGTACTCGTTGAGTTGAAAAATTGGACTTACTATCTCATAACCATTGTTTTCGTAATAAAGCCGGGAAGAATAGAAACACTTTTTCTTTTGCCAATCAATAACGAAACATCTGTCACCTTTTTCTTGCTCGTTCCAATATGTCCGAAAAACGCAAATATCTTTTTCTATGCAAAACGCAATCAATTTTCCGTATTCTTCAATGTTAGTGATTAAATACGCTTCTTTATTCATTTTTCTACCTCACTTTCAAGCCATTTTACAAGGTCGTGTCCTATTCCCTCACAAGAACAGCCCTCACATTCATAAAGATTTGTGCCCTTGTTTTTCGGGTCGGAATGATGTGTGCCATAATTTATACAACCATAACAAGCAACCTCGTGTGTTTCGTTTTCATCAACCATTGATTTGAGAAACTCTCCCATTTCCTCGATGCTCATATTTTTAATTCGCTCATAATTTGTCATTGCTTTATTCCATCTTAAATAATAAGTCACTATATCTGTTTGGGATTTTTTCAATTTCAAACCAACCTAAGTCTAAATTGACCCCATAATCGTAAAAGCCTTGTTTGAACCATTTTTCTAATAGACGCCAAAGCCTTTTTTTTGTTTACAAAAGGTTGCAACATATTGATGATATTTCTAACATCAATTCCATATTGCATTCTTAACTGAAAACACAAAACAAAAAATAGTTTTTCATCTTCTTTCATATTGTCATACCTCCGCCTTAAATTTACGATATATTTCCGAGCATTTTGGACATAGATGCTCTCTGCCTAATAGAGTCCAGTCTTTTGGTAAAGTTTTAAAATAAAATCCAAAGCCAAACTCCGTTTCTTCACGAGCTATAACACCACAATGGTCACAGATATAAATGGTTTCACGTTTCTTCATTTGTTTTCTTCCTCAAAGTCCATATGTCGCCCTGCTTATCAATAACATCATAGTTATCATAAACTTCGTTGATTGATACATCGTCATCAATGGTGCATTGTATAGCATCTACTTTTGAAAAACGAATATCAGCTATAAGAAGTATAAGTGTAATGCCAAATATTGCGTACCACACACCCCGTACATCTTTCTTATCAAACTTATCATATTTAATATAAATTATAATGTATGCAACAGTTAAGCCAATAAACACACCTAACCACGGAATAGGATTAAAATCACTAACAGTAACGTTATTTAATATAGTAATACCGTCAATCATTCTCAATTACCTCCTATACTTTGTGACCGAGTTCACTATCGTTTGTATTTCTCCGACAGGCAACGGGGGCTTGCAAGCCGCTTGATTGGCTTTGAGGAGTTCTTTATATATCTCTTGCTTTTTGTAACCTTGATTGTGTAACTGCCCTGCGAGAGAGGTTAAACTAAGGTTTCTCATACCCTGCGGTATGGGTGGGTATGTGGGTTGAATAGAGATTTTACCTTTCTCCGGCTTTGAGTAGCACGGAGAGTAAATGCGATTTGTTAAGCCGGCACCTGTGTTTTCTTTTTCCGCTTCGGGGAAATACTTCTTTACGATATAATCAATCGCTTCTTGATTCTCGATTATGTGGTCGTAAATCAGTTTTTCACCCGTAACGATGAAGAAGCGGCTACTGCGATAAATCTCTACTCCCGCACGATTGTTTTTTCCCTTGAAGGGCAGTTCTCCTTTGAGGTATATATGAATACCTCTGCCACTTCGGGACTGCTCCGTATAGGAGCGGCAAGCCCTCATAATGTCAATACTGACCTCTGAGAGAAAACCGTCCTCGTCATAACCGCAATCCACATCAATTCCAATAATACCGTTATTATTAAAGACAAAACCGAGATAATCATACGCTCCTCGCTCTACGGCGGCTTTTGCTTCTTCATAGGTAGACCAAGTATCAGGGCTAACGGAAGATGCTCCCTTTTTGACTTTGGCTTGCATCGGTATTTTTGAATTTTTCCAAGCGCAAACCCATTGGGGGAGCTCTGTTAATTCAGTAGGGATAGTATCGTATTGCATAGCCGTTCCTTTCTACCTTTCGATAATGTGCGCTGCAAGCATATCGGCGTGGTGTGTCCAGAGGACATTAGGGTATTTGTGAATTGCTCGTGTGTAGTTGTTCCATTCCTCTTTATCCGTGAATGCTCCCATATGATAACGAATACACATAACTTCTTCTTCCGTGAGAGAGGTAAGGGAAGCAAGGATCATAACCGATTTATCTCCGTGACCTTTGAGCAGAGTTTCAGTATTGTATTCATATTTTCCGTGGGCATCTTGCATATAGTTATCAGTCTTACAAATATCGTGAAACATTCCTATAATATACGGACTTTCGGGGCGTTCCCATTGCAAATTATTGGCTTTGGTTAATCTTACAAGAGTTTCAGCGACATTGTAGGAATGGTCGAACAGACCTCCGGAGTAATTGCCGTGATACTTTGTTGAAGCAGCCTGTAAGAAAAATTCGTTTTCGATACACCATTGATATAGCGTAATAAAATCTACCTTTAACAAATTGGGTTCTAAAAACGATGAAAAAAGTTTGATTCGTTCTTCGTAAGTTCTTCTCATTTTTGTTCTCCTTCATAGCGGGTAAAGCGAGGACGGCACGGTGACCGCCACTCGCTTACCGATTACTTATCCGAGCAATGCATCAAGGTCGATTTCCTTAGACTTTACTTCTGTTTTCTTTGCAGAATGGGTCGATGCTGCTTTCTTCGCGGGAGCGGGGGGCGTGATAACTTCCTCCTCATCGTATCCCTCTGCGGGGCGTTTGTCGGCAAGGCGGACGAATGTAACCGTCTTATTCGGATTTTTGTTTGAGGGCTGAATGTCGTGTTCGACATCACACTCAATGAAATATCCTACAAGTTCTTCAGGGTCAATGTCCTGTGCGGTATAATCATTCAGAGCCGTTCTTGCGAAATACGAAAAGGCGTTCAATGCTCCCTCGTTGGAAGAGCCGTCTTGCTTGATGAGGGAGAAGCGTTCGGTATGAACTTGTCCCTTTGCCGTTTTCATTTTGATTTCGAGTTTCCCGTATGCTTCTTTGTAGTTGACCTCTACGATCTTGAAGATATGAGTTCCTTCGGGGATGACTGTATATCCCTCACTCAATGCGATTTTTCCCATTATCTTTTACCTCCGTTATTCTTTTTGATTGTGTAATAAATTGCCACTCCAAAGATGATTATGACCTCTGTGAAGAGCGTGGCGAGAACTCCCGCCGCAAATGGATTGATATACATTGTCATTCCTCCTCAACGGGCTTATTTGTAAGCCTATAAGTTACTACGGACTTCGTGCTATACTTATCGAGCAGCCCGTCCGCTTTCAGGGCATCTTTGTCAATGTCCTTTCTCTCAGTACGAGAAACTGCCCATACATAACGCTTGCTTTTCAAAGCCACGCTCTTATCGCCATCTCGAAACGACTTCATAGCCTGTTCTTTGATAATGTCTTTGAGTGTTTTAAGCCGCTTTTCTTTGTCGGCAACCGTGGCAGATACCCGCTCAATTTCCTCCTGCAAGGCTTCTGCTTCTTCCATTACACTCTCTATATCTGTTTCCGGGTTAAGGGTGTTGGTGCGGAGGACTTTTAGGATGTCTGCATCCTTCTTCTCGTCAAAGGTGGGGGAAACACCGCCCTCAACGCAAGACTTCCACCACTTTTCGGCTTTTTTAATGAGCTTGTCAAAGTCGGGGTATCTCTCGCTGACCTTGAACGGGATTACGATAGTGTTCTTCGAGGACGGTACAAAGGCTTCGGGGGCTTTATAGTCCTTATCTTCAAGAAACGATGCGACCATCATTACAGAGTCAACGCCAAGCAGATAGGCGTAAAGCGCGGCCTGTAAAGCGTAGTATTCGGGAATATCGTTCTCCCAATCCTCTGAGCGTTTGGTTGTTTTCATTTCAAGCACGGTAGTAGGCTTCCCACTTTCATCATAGAGCAGATAGTCCCACATACCGCCAAAGATAGGCTCGTCCTTGAAGAAGTCACCGAAGGTGCGTTTAAAGTAGTTCTCGCCGAAAATATCGGTCGGGGTTTTTAACCCGGTCATAAAATATGCACGGCGCATATACTCTGCCTGTTTCGGCTCAATGGTTTTACCTGCAATGGTGTATACCGTATCCTCGAAAGGCTCTTCGTAGGTACGGGTGATTTCGCACCAAGTCTTGAACGGGGTGTTCCATGTGTTCTTGCCCATAATAGCGGCAAAGCGAGTACCCGTAATCTTCTTCGGCTTTTTTGGGGGTACGATTTTTAATTGTTTTGTATCAAGCCATTCCATAATTATTCCTTCTCAATACCGTAGTTCTCAATCATTTCATTGACCGTGAGGATTAACTGCTCACACGCTGCCTTTTTGATTGAAGTAAATTTGTCGGTCTTGATAGCGATTTTCTGAATGAACTCTTCTTTTGAGGGGTCGATTTCTTTCAGTTTTTTCAATGCCGCTTTCAATGCCGATTTTTGCAAGTCATCCGCTTCGCCGTCAGAGTTCGTAAGGGTCTTTTTGATTTCTTGTCGCTGCTTAGTTGTAGCGGGTTTCTTCTTAGGTGCGGGAGTAACTTCTGCTTCTGCGGTGCTACTTTCGCCGTCAAAACTGTCGGCTTCTACGAGGTCGAGGACAATCATATACAGATAACGGCGATAGTAAGTTACTGCCGCTCCAACACCCTGTACCTCGTTCATACGGAATTTTGCCGGTTCTGCAATAAACTGCAACGGGATTGAGAAATTGATACGCTCGTCCGGCTTTTCGATATTGATTACGACTGCTTCGGCGTTGCCGTTTTCAAAAGTAGGCATAAGGAGCAGATTGTATTTTGCGAAAATCGGGGCGGCAATAGGAACAATGTCACTCAGCTCGAAATACATAAATTCGGCATGAAGATTTCTCCCTGTTTTCTTTGCTCCTGCGGCGTAAAATTCGTTACGCACGGCGAGAAGTTTTGACCACACATTCATTCCAGTTGTGTCAATGGCGGTCTGTTCGTTTGTTGCGGGTTTCTTTGTAGGCATAATGAAAATCTCCTTTACAATTTAATTAAACCATTTGATAATAGGGGCTTCTGTATTGCCCTTTTCCCATATAAACCAAGCGTATGTAACTGCGTTTGACTTTGAGTATTTGTCGAAGTCTCCGTTCATAGCACAGCGCAATCGGCTTGAAGATACATAGACCTTTCGGGGAGGGGCTTTCTCAAAGAATGCTCTTCTTGCTTTGCCTTCGAGAAATTGTAGTTTAAGGAACATTGCGACTTTGTGACCATCTGTGACAACTTCGAGAGCCTTTTCAACGAACTCTAAGGCGTATCTGTACGGAGGGTTTGTGATTATATCCCCGTCATACGAACTGTCCCATTGCAGGAAGTCTATACCGCCTAAACCATAGCCTCGGTCTATCAGGTCTGTCGAAAAAACCTTGTGTCCGTGATTTTTTAACACCTTTGATAAGTGTCCCTCTCCGCAAGCACATTCCCAAATGTTCTCGGAGAACTCTTCTTCCTTCAAAAGAAGTTCAAGGGCTTTTGGCTCTGTCGCATAATAATCATTCGTTTCTCGTTCTTCCAATGCATAATTTCTTGCACCGAGGGTGGCATGAGCGGAACGGCTATTTCCCGTCCAATCTTTCATCAACTCACCTCCTCTAAGATTTTAAGTGCCTTTTTCGCAAGAGTGTTTATCTTACGAGTGTTCTTTTTCGGAGGTTTAATGCCGAGAAAGTCATTAACTCTCTTCTTCGCCATTTTGATGTAGAATGTCCTGTCCACATCGTCTATGGTTAAGTGGTTGTTATTGTCTATAATGCAATGGTCTGGGAGCATTTCAATTCTTGCCGTAGCATCTGTCTCCGATTTTACCTTGAACAATTTTCCGTATCGCTCGTCTGCCGTGGCATAAACTCGGTTGACACGCTGAACAGGTATTTGCTCACCATCGACAAGATGATAGACTTCACGGTATTTCGCTCCTGCTTTTGCGATAAGCTGAAAATCGAAAATATCCGTACTGCCATTGATTGTGTCCTCAACGGGTGTACCGTGAACAAAATACTCAACGAGGGCTTTCTTGACGATAATCATATTGTTGTTTATCGCCCACGCGCCCTTGACGGACACACCGTAGTTTAGATAACCACCGACTGTCTTGATCTCGCCGTTGGTCTTGATCATCAAGAGGTTATTGACATCTTTAATCCAAACCTTTTGTATATCATCGACCTCAAGCTCGAACTTCGTTTCGGCTTCCCAAGCGTGAGCAATTTCGTCCACGAGAGCCAGTTCCGATTTGTCGATGGAGTACATCAGACCATCGGTATTTAGGTTTAAGAGTTTTATCGTCTTACAGGCGTTCAGCAGGCGCATGGTAAGCACGGTGAGGAACAACTGCCCTGATATTCGCAAAGAGCGGGTCGGGAGCGGGTCATACAGGTCGTTGTAGCGGTTTTCCTGCGCGCCGGACACGGTGTTGAGCGGTAGCTTCAAGTCCTTTGCCGTCTGCTTATCGCCATTGTGCTTTGCCTGTATGCGGTCACGCTTGATAGCGTAGAACAGTTCGGGGTCGGGGACATTACGGGACAGGTAGTTGTAAATTTCAATCAGAGATGGGTACAGACTCGATACATCTCTGTTCTGAATGACCCTATCCTCTGTTGCTTCCTCGTAATAGCCCGTCAAACTGCCGTGAACACCGCCCCATGCATACTTACAGGGCATACCGCCAATCTCAATCTCGAACGAGGTCTTAAACAGTACCTCATCGGGAATGGACTTATCGTGAATTGTCTCGAAAAAGTCCAGTATCGGCTTCGGGATAACGGAAATATCAAGGTTTTCGGGGTAGACATACTCTCGTCCATCGTCCCATTCCTTACGCTCTGCCCGTAACATCATTGCAGTCAGTTTGGCATTGGTAGCGGCGAGGGACTTAACCTCATCAATTCCCGCTCGTTTGCCGAGGTTCTTTTTGGTCTTGAGGTAGTCCGCTCGTAGCTTCATTAGCTCGTGGGTAGCGTCAACATCGTGCTTACAATAGTGGACAGTCTGTTGTAGCTCGTCCTCTGTGAGCGGTCTATCGAGGTCGAATGATACCTCTGTCTCTTGAATATCCATTCCCATATGTCCTTCAATGGCTTTAAGAGATAGCCCTTTCTGAACATCGTCTCGAATATCTACATTATTAAACTTGAAGTAGTCCTCTTTTAGCGGAGCATACTCCCAACCTCTTCCACCACCAATGAGATAATCGTTTAGTTGCTTGATTTCGGGCGGGGAGAAATCGTACGCTATTGCTTTAATAATGAAAGAATCGAAATGCTTACTGTTAAAGCCTACATAGACACAATCTTCGTCAATGGCTTCTCTCACAGCATCGTTGTCGTTATGTATGACAGTGAATATTCCCGTAGAAATGTCTTTGAACACCACGATCCAGTCATAGGCGAATATCTCACAGTCGTACACTATGATGTTCATACTTTGTCACCTCCAATAGGGAGTCAAGCAACCTCAATGATAAAACGGATACAACATTCTCCATAACATAGAGAACACAGGGAAGAGCCATTCCGTTGCCCCACATTTTGTACTCTGCGCTATCCGAGTGAGGAACATCCTCGCACCACCAATCGGGCATACCTTGCAGTCTGCCACATTCGGTAGGAGTCAGGCGGCGTAAATCGACTTCGACTTTTCCAAGACAAACTATGGAACAAACCGCACCCGGCCCCTTTGCTACAAGCGTTTGGGCTATACCGCTATCATCAATCCCAATGTCATATTGAGCATTGATACCTTGATTAAATGAAGAACGGTCGAGCGCATAACAGATAACAGGTTGATTGTTTCCGCTCGTCCCTGCCGCAGCTGTAATTGTCGGGCAAAGGTCGTGACCTATTTCCGCGCCACCTTGTTGTGTAGCCATAACGATTATCTCGTTTGCACGAGCTTCGCCAATGTCATCAACATTAAGGCAGTTTACAATATTTCCTGAATGTGCCTGATTGTACAAATCTGCGTCCGTGATAACGAGAAATTGGTCGTTGTTGCAAGAAATAGTACCGGATTTATTCTCTTGAATGAGAACCCCTTTACCGCCGCCCTCGCAACCGTAACGCTCTCTTACGAGTAGGGTGGTATAGTCTGTTATTCGGTTGTTGTGGTCTCCTGTGATTGTGGGACAAGTTCTACCGTCACCATTTCCACGGGCATCCCACACTTTTGCATCAGAGCCGCAAGCAAGAGAATGTGTAATTCCTTTCCACGCCTTCCTGCTCTCCGCAAAACTCCTTGACAAGCCCTCTCGCTCAAAGAGTATTTCTCCGGCACATTGTCCTCTAAAATCTGCCACAAGGAAGATTCTTCTACGGCGTTGGGGTACGCCCCAAAACTGTGCATCGAGGACTCGCCAAGCGATTGAAAACCCGTCTCCCACGATAAGTCCTGCATCGTTCCATGCGTTCCTGCCCCCACGTTTTGGAGGTTTAGGAATAAGGGTGTCACTTCTTTTAATTTTGCAGAGTTCTTCGAGGACTGTCCTGAAATCCTCTCCCTTATTGGAACTAAACGCACCGGGAACATTTTCCCATATTGCGATTGAGGGGTATCTTCCATTGGTCTTACACCTCATTTCTTTAATGATTCTTACCGCTTCCATGAATAAACCTGAACGTTCTCCGTCAAGCCCTGCTCTCTTTCCTGCGACCGAGAGGTCTTGACATGGTGAGCCGAAAGTCACGATGTCAACAGGCTCGATTTCGGCACCGTCCACTTTGGTTATATCTCCGAGATGTTTCATTTCGGGGAAGCGTTTCTTTGTTACTTCAATGGGGAACGACTCGATTTCACTTGCCCATACTGCCTTGACACCGCATTGTTGAGCAGCGAACGGAAATGTTCCCGCACCGTCAAATAAACTACCGAGGGTCAGCATTTTACACCTCCTTAACGAAGTAGCAGCCGCTCTTCCGATAGGTTGCACACCTCTTTTTGAACGCTTTGATAAGATACCCTGCATCATCCACAAAGTCATAGCAGACGGGAGGTTGTTTATTCTCGTAAGTTCGGGCAATGCGCCCAATACTCTGTGTCACTACCGCATAATCTTTCTGAGGGGTTGTGAGGTAGAGTCGTTCAAGACAAGGAATGTCGAGACCTTCTTTTGCCAAAGAATAGGTGGCGAAAAGATATTTTTTCTTTCCTGTCCGCATATCCTCAATGGCTTTTTTTCGTTCCACTTTTCCTGTTTTCGAGGTCATCTTTCCGCTTATCATTACGGCTTTTTCCCGCATTGAATAAGGGAGAGTAGCCATAAGCAATTCGAGATGTTTGAGCCTGTCCGATAGGATAAGGGACGGGTGTTCTGCATTGGCTACTATTTCGGCACTAATGTAATGATTTCGGACGGAGTTCTCACAGAGGTATGTAATGAGTTTTGCATAATTAAGAGTACCGTCTGTATTCAAACATTCACGAGAGAGTTTTATTCCCGTGTGGCACTCTTTGATACCGACTTTCATCACTCTATCGGCAACGGCTTTCTCCGGCACGGTGTAGACCACTTTCCCGAGAAGAGCGTAGGTCGCTTTGATTGTTCCGTCCGAGCGGTGTACCGTGGCTGACAAGCCAAACTTGTACCTTGCGGCAAGATTATTGAGAACTTTATAAAATTGTGTCATGGCGGTAGGTGTTCCCGAACAACGGTGACACTCGTCCACGATAACTACATCCCAAATATCCCGATACCTCTCCAAGTCCAAGACGCACATTGTTTGTACGGTTGCAAAAGTGACTCCGCTGCCAATATTGACTTTGCCCTCGGTTATTGTCCCTATGAGGTCGGAACTCATATACAGTTCGGCTCGTTCCTTGCTCTGGGTGAGTAAGTCCTTGGTGTGAGTGAGCCAAAGAGTTTTAAGTCCGAGGTCTGCCATAAGAGCGATGCCCATTTGGGTCTTGCCGCTTCCGGCAGGGCTTTGTAATATACCGTACTTCTGATTCTCAACCTCGTTGACGGCTTTTCGCTGATAATCGTCGAGCGGCACAGAGCAGTCGAACTTGACCGTTTTTCGCTCCGTAAACGCACGATAAGCCTTTGCCGAGGAAATCATAGGGAGAATGTCTCTTAACACACCATAGGGCAAAATAAGGGCTTCTCCGTGGGTCTCGTAGAGGTAGAGTTCTTTCGGTGTATTACCGAGCCAAAAGTGCATCCGAAGTTTCTTTGCATATTCCGGGTTACTTATAACTAAGTTTTTGTTGCACCATTGCACCAACTCTGAGGAAGGATGCTCGACTGTAATGGTGCTACCGACAGTTATCTGCATAACTTTATCCATTTGTCGAGGGGCTTTCCGCACTCGAAAATATCTTTCGGTGACATTCCCGATTGATGATTTCGTAAGGCTTTTACGGTAAAGTGAGGTATTATATAAATCTGACTCTCAACCTTAACCGCAAACCATCCCTCGCCGTTACCACACATTTTCCATAATTCCATAGAGAGGTCTTGATTTTCCTCCATACGAGAGAGGTCAAAACCTTTTCTTGTAGAGCATACTTTACAGTCGATTAAGTATGCCTTTTTATTTTTTACGGCGATTATATCCGCGGGTTGACCGTCTTGATTTTGGGTGAAGTTGTGAACCCAAAACCCGTATTCCGCAAGAACCTCACAGAGTTCTTTTTCAAAATCATTGCCTATTTTCTTGTTACTCATTTACTTGCCTTTCTTGGGAAGAAGCTTTTCATAACATCTCTTATGAATAAACACAGTTGCATAGCATCGGCGTTTGGTAAAATGGTATAATTCGTTTCCGATAGGTTTTCCGCATTCGACGCATTTAGCTTCTCTTATAGATTTAGTAGTCATCTTCGTCAACTCCTATGAGGCTCGCCTGACGGCGCAATTTCAGATTCTCGGATGAGAAAAGACAAACCGGGGCGACTCCATGAGTATTGTGGGCACAGCTGCAAGCGAAGCGGCCTGATGGAATGATCACACGAACGTCTTCACTGATTTCGCCGTAGATGGAGCTACTCCATGGAGTAAGCGTCCACATCCATCCGATGTAGCGTGGTATAAGGTCTCTGTATTTTCTGTACTGATCACAAGACAGTATTGTTACATAGTCCTTACAAGTGCCGTACTTTCTGTCGCCATTGTCTGCAACCAAGTCAGATGTCTGCTTGACAAGATGGTTCTTGTTGAGTTTATCGAGAAACTCATCGTTCAACACTCTGCGTAAGGGTGACTCCTTCCAGTTGTTATGATTATTAACATCGAACGGAAGCTCCAGACATACTTTTGCAGTGATTGCAAGGTAATTCTCGTCGATAATATCAAGGCAGATAAATTCGATTCCGTTATAAATGAAGTGCTCACCCGGATTAAGGGTTTCATTGCTAAATTTAGACATTTGAATTTCCTCCTATATTTTTCGGATTCCGTAATAGCAATGTGCGTCAATTCCTTTTTGAGATAATTCGAACACCTTTGCCTTTACGAAGGAAGTAGCCTCCTCTAATGTAGAGGTATAAGTAATTGTTGTACCTTTGTTCATACCATAGGCGTAATATACTTCGTACATTGTTGTACCCTCCATTGCGTTAACACGTAAAAAACCAAAGAAAAAACAAGATTATACGGTTTGCCAAGAACAGGCTCAGGAAGTACACCCCGCACACAATTCCGACAAAGACAACACAACCAATGATGAACTTAATCCATGTCTTCATCGTCGATAACCTCTTCTTTCAATGCAGACAAAGCAGAGCGTGTGTCTCTGAGGGTCGGCACAATGATAAAACCGCACATAAAAATGACTAAAGTTATTAAAGTTTCAATAACAAACATTTTGTCACATCCTCCTCACTTTTCTGTCTGCAATCTTCTTGTCAACTTCATAATCGAGCTGAGTCTTAAAAAAAGGGCAGTCGCGTGTTCTGCATATCATTTCTGTTAATATTTGACAACCTATACCTGAGTACGCGAAACACTCTTTCTGCTCATTACCTGCAAGTAGCTCGTGATATGAGCATTGCAAGACTTTTGCAATTTGTTTAATTAAAGATAAAGGAACTATTCTGTAGTCATTTTCAATATTAGTCATTGTGGCTTGCGAGATACCTACCGCGCGAGCTACGTCTTTTTGAGACAGATTCAATGCCTTTCGCTTCTCTTTGATGTTATCTCCAATGCTCATCTTTGTACCTCCTTTGATGTCTTCCAATGATACGGAGTGCCGTACTCTTTTAGATACCACTCCTCAAATTCCTTACGATGCCTCGGGTCTTCGTAGTACCTATAAACCGTTCTGTAAAGAATGCGAGCTAAGCGGTTCAACTTTTCTTTTTGCATATTTTTGTCCATAGGCTGCTATGCTCCTTGTCTACTGCACATAAGAAGTCATCATAAGCGGTTATTATTCTGTCGCTCTCCACAAGAATTTCATCAACCTTGGGGCCGGAGCGTGTACCCGCTAAGATAGAGCACAGCTCACTTTTATCGGTCGTTAAGCCCGCATTTTGTAGCTGCTGTATCAGCCATACCTGAGTAAGGCAGTGAGCGGTGAGGCGGTCTTTAACGTGAACGCGCAAGCGTTCCCTTTCTTCTTCGGGTAGCTCGTAATGAGAGATAGGCGCAGCCCAATAATGCCGCTTATAGTCAGTAGGTCTTGAAGTCATATAATCCCTCCCTTCGTGTCAATTTAAAACAAAAGTTACAAATTTGTAAAAACACTTGATTTTAGAACGCTCCAATGCTACAATTGAAATGCGATTGACAACATAGCATTGGAGAAAGGGGAGGCTTTACGGTCTCCTCCGGTATCCGTGTGTCTTGACGTTGTTACTTTTGTTGTTTTTATTATATCTAAGTAAACTAAGAATGTCAAGCACAAAATCAAAGAAAACTTAGATTTTTGTGTTATGATTCACGGAGGTTAGGGAAAATGACTTTTTATGAACGTTTTGAGGCACTGTGCAACGTGAGAGGGTTACGTCCACAATCCGATGAGATTATCAATGTCGCTGGCGTATCTTCTCCTGCTATTACAGGGTGGAAAAAAGGGTCTGCTCCCAAGGCGGATGTTTTAATCCGTCTTTCTAAATATTTCAACGTTTCCGTTGATTATCTTCTCGGGAACGAAGAAAGAAGCGCTACCGCCGATCTCGGTAGTGACCTCACAGAACAAGAAAAAACCCTCCTCGCTGTCTACAGGGCTTCAAGCGAAGAGGTTAAGTTAAGGATTATTCAAGCTGTTATGAACATCAAGGACGAGTCCGAGAGAACTCACAGAGTTTATCGTGCTGCAAGGTCATCTGATAACGCAGAGCCGGCAATAGTAACACGTTCACAAGAGGATATAGACAGATTACGAAATGCAAAAGCAGTAACGCGTGACGAAGATTTATGATGAAAGGAATATTACACCTGTTCGTGGCTAAACTACGACGGGGTGATAATGTTGCCTTTTTATGGGCGTTATGGGGACATACGGAACGCGACGTGGCAAGTGTTAATTGATTTCAATATCACGAGCATTCCTGTGAGCGTTACAGCTATAGCACGAGAGGCTGATATTTTGGTTGTTAAAAATTCAGAGGTAAACGAACTGAAAAGTAATGAAGTAGGAGTCAGTATCAGTAATCGGGGCGAGTGGTATATTGTATACGATGATTCAATGGCACGGGGATGTATACGGTTTACGATAGCCCACGAGTTAGGGCATATATTCTTAGGACACCTTTTAACCGTAGGGTATCACGCGAGAACGGTTAATGCGAGCAAACCCGGGGTTGAACGGGAAGCAGATATTTTTGCGAGTAGGCTGTTAATGCCTGCCTGCGTAATATGGGGTTTAAATATACACACCGCAAAAGACATACAAGATGTGTTTGATGTAAGTTACACAGCCGCCAAAATACGTGCTGAACGAATGCAAATATTGTACGAAAGAAATAGATTTTTGACGAGCCCGTTGGAAAAACGGGTATATGATAGGTTTGAACCATATATAAAAGCAAACAGGAGGGCATAAGGCAATGAATGTTGTTCTATATATGAGATACAGTAGCGATAGACAAACGGAGCAGTCTATAGAGGGTCAAAAGAGGGTCTGTATGGACTTCTGCGAGCGACAAGGATATAACGTCGTTGGAGAATATATAGACCGCGCAACGTCCGCTTATAAGGAAACTGCGAAGCGTACTAACTTCTGCCGGATGATACGGGACAGCAGTAACGGGTTATGGCAGGGGGTTGTTGTCTATAAGCTCGACAGATTTGCCCGCAATCGCTATGACTCCGCTACCTATAAAGTACGTTTGAAGAAGAACGGGGTCAAGGTTATATCGGCGACAGAAAACATATCCGACAGCCCTGAGGGCGTTATACTTGAGTCAGTCCTTGAGGGAATGGCTGAGTTTTACTCTAAGGAGCTCTCTCAGAAAGTTAGCCGAGGTCTGAATGAGTCGGCGCATAAGTGCAACAGCACCGGCGGCGCAATCCCTTTGGGGTACAAGACGGTCGACAAAAAGCTTACTGTTGACGAGCCAAACGCGCAAATAGTCAAAGAGGCGTTTGATTTATACGCAGGAGGGGCAACTATCTCCGAGATATGTGAAAAATTCAACAGTCAAGGTTATCGCACCAAGAAAGGTACTGAGTTCAATAAAAACTCGTTTAAATCTATGTTTAGAAACGAGAAGTATATAGGGACATATACATATAAGGATATTCGTATAGAGGGGGGTATTCCCGCTATTATAGATAAAGAAACATTCGAGACTGTACGAAAAAAGCTCTCTGCGAACGCACAAGCTCCTGCACGTGGTAAGGCAAGGGTGAATTACCTATTATCTCAAAAGCTGTTCTGTGGGCATTGTGGGGCTAATATGATAGGCGAGAGCGGAAGAAGTAAAACAGGGGAGACCTATTATTACTATTCTTGCAGCACGCGTAAGCGGTTTCATTCGTGCAAGAAAAGAACAATACGCAAAGACCTTATAGAGCGTATAGTAGCTGAGAACGCTATGCGGTTAATCACCCCTGAGATGATTAACACTATCGCAGATATGGCTATCAAGTGTAATAGAGAGGATATAGAGAGCGACGCTATAATCCCGGCTTTGACTGCTGACTTAAAAGAAATAAATACAAGTATCAAAAATCTACTTAAAATGGTAGAGCGTGGCGTTGAATCGGAGACTCTCGACTCAAGGCTCAAAGAGTTAGAAAAAAGAAAAAAGGACACCGAGTCAAGACTCGATGCCGCTAAGAGTGAATATCTCACATTGGATAAGACCGTCATTGTGGGTTGGTTATCTCAGTTCTTGAGTGGTGACATAGAAGACGAGGACTTTCGCAGACATTTGATTGATACGTTAATCAATTCTGTCACGGTATGGGACGAGCCTGACGGAGGATATAAGATAACAACCGTTTATAACCTAAAAGGGAACACTCAAACATATAGGGTTAATGCCGACGGTAGTTCGGATATGAAACGTAATTCTCCACCAAAGAAACGACAATTTTCGTGAGAAGATTGTCGTTTCTTTTTGTTTTGTATGTTTATCTTTTCGTTTTTCTTTTTTTGATTTGAGAGATAACGGACAAGAGAAAAATTATGCGGGAACCGGTTTTTCTCATCGGTAATGCATCATCCTATTGCAGCTTTTGCCGAGCAATAGCACCGACGCCGATTGTTATCGTTTTTTCTATTGTGTATTAGATTTAAAAAGAAGCTTCATGAAAACATTTTGAAATAATTATTGTTGACAAAATGATGCAATATATGTATAATATCAAAGTGATTTCCGCAAGGAAGAATTTAATATAGGGGTATAGCTCAGTTGGTAGAGCAGCGGTCTCCAAAACCGCGTGCCGAG